AGTAAAGGAAACCGTTGAGAAGATACCTGGTAATCTTGTAATAAAGTACTATCCGACAAAGGGTGCGACTATAAATACTATAGCATCACACATAGAAAAATATAAAATGTTAGGTAAAAAACCTGATTTAGTTATAATTGATTACGCTGATTTATTGCGTGGAACTGGTGGAAAAGGCAAGGAATTGCGCCATGAACTAGGTAACATATATGAAGAAATGCGCGGTATGGCTGGAGAATTAGAGCTACCAGTATGGACAGCGTCACAGGCAAATAGATCCGCCTTAAATGAAGATGTTATTCAGGCAGATAAGATTGCAGAATCGTACTCTAAGATAATGACATCTGACTTTGTTATGTCATTAAGTCGAAAAATTGAAGACAAGTCAAATGGAACTGGTCGTATACATATCATAAAGAACAGATTTGGACCAGATGGTATAACTTTCCCAGCAAAAATCAATACAAACAATGGTAATTTTGACATATATGATCAGCATTCCATTCAGGGTAAGGGATTGCAGCAGGGTATGGATGACAGTGAGAATACAATTCGAAAAATGTTGAAACAAAAGATGACCGAGTTGAATGCCAATCCACCTAGCTAGATATTTATAGTTACCAAAAACAAAATGTTAATAATATATAAGGAATGAAGTTTATGGAAATTTCCAATAAAATTCTGTCAGATCTAACAGTACACATGAAATATGCAAAGTACTTGCCGGAATTAAGTCGTAGAGAAACCTGGAGTGAACTGGTTACGCGAAATATGAATATGCACAAGAAACGTTACCCAAAACTAACTGATCAAATCGATGAGAATTATAAATTCGTATTTGATAAAAAAGTGTTGCCTTCAATGAGAAGTCTACAGTTTGGTGGTAAACCAATTGAAATCTCACCAAATAGATTATACAATTGCTCGTATTTACCAATTGATCATATTGATTCATTCAGTGAGACAATGTTTTTATTGTTATCTGGATGTGGTGTAGGATATAGTGTACAAAATCACCACGTATCAAACTTACCAAAAATAAACAAACCATATAACAAACGTGTTAGACGATTCCTAATTGGTGATTCAATCGAAGGTTGGTCTGATGCAATCAAATTGTTAATGAAATCTTACATGGGAAATAGACGAAGTTCTAGAATAGACTTCGATTTCTCTGATATTCGTCCAAAGGGTGCAATGTTGGTTACATCTGGTGGTAAAGCCCCAGGCCCACAACCATTAAAGGAATGTGTATTAAAGATAACTGGAATATTGGACACAAAAGCCGATGGCGACGGATTATCTCCAATTGAAGTACATGACATTGTATGTCACATTGCAGATGCAGTATTGGCTGGTGGAATTAGAAGAGCAGCACTAATCAGTCTATTTAGTGCACATGATGAAGATATGATTTCGTGTAAAGCTGGTGATTGGTGGGAAATGAATCCACAACGTGGTAGAGCAAATAACTCAGCTGTACTAATGCGACATAAGATAACAGAAAAGTTTTTCATGGACATATGGAAACGTGTTGAATTATCTGGTGCTGGTGAACCTGGAATATATCTAAATAATGACAAAGATTGGGGTACCAACCCATGCTGTGAAATAGCATTACGTCCATATCAATTCTGCAATTTATGTGAAGTTAACGTTAGTAACATTGAATCCCAGGATGATTTCGATGCTAGGGTAAAGGCTGCAACATTCATTGGAACATTGCAAGCTGGATATACTGACTTCCATTATCTTCGTGAAATTTGGAAGGAAACAACTGAACGTGACGCACTAGTTGGAATTTCTATGACTGGAATAGGTTCTGGAAAAGTATTAAATTATGACATGACATCAGCTGCAAAATTGGTTAAGTCTGAAAACAGTCGAATAGCTAAGGTAATTGGAATCAATCCAGCAGCCAGAACAACAACAGTGAAACCAGCTGGAACAACCAGTCTAGTACTGGGAACAAGTTCAGGTATACATGCATGGCATAATGATTATTATGTTAGAAGACTAAGAGTTGGAAAAAACGAATCAATATATTCGTACTTACAAATATATCATCCTGAACTAATTGAAGATGATTTCTTTAGACCACATGATACAGCTGTTATATCTATTCCACAAAAAGCACCAGACGGATCGATACTTAGAACAGAATCTGCATTCGATTTACTTGAACGTGTAAAAAAGGTCGCATCAGAATGGGTTGCACCTGGACATAGAAACGGATCCAATTCGCACAATGTTTCAGCAACAATATCATTGAAAGATGACGAATGGGATGAAGCAGGAAAATGGATGTGGAAAAATAGACATTCATACAATGGACTATCTGTTTTACCATATAATGGAGGAACGTACGTACAGGCTCCGTTTGAAGACATAACAAAAGAAAAATATCATGAACTAGTTGCATCATTGCATACAATTGACCTAACAAAGGTTGTTGAATTATCTGATGAAACTGACTTAGGTGGAGAATTAGCTTGTGCCGGTGGTGCATGTGAAATAGGAGCATTATAATGGGACCAAATGAGACGGAAGAACAAGACAATTTTGATTCATGGTTAACCGATTTATCAGATAAAAAACAACCTGAGGCATGTTCAATTGACAATGATGATTGTGAAGCATGTGGAAGTTAATGAGACTAGACGACTGGATAACGAGACTATATTATGGATTTAATATCAACACACATTGTAAAAACATCTGATTTAGGTTTTCACGGTAACCTCTTCGGAGGAAAACTATTAGCATGGATCGATGCAGCAGGAGCAGGGTTCGCAGCGCAAGTTTGCGACACTCCTCGAGTTGTAACAGTGTTAATAGACAAATGTGAATTTGTACGGCCTGCTAGACAGGGACAGTTACTGAAAATATATGCTTGTGTAAACAAAATAGGCAATTCATCAGTAACACTAACATTGGAAGCAAGAGCACACAATGTATATACTGGTCAGCAGCATACAATATTGGCAACAAATATAAAATTTGTAAGAATAGACGATCAAGGAAATGCGGTACCAATATCAGATAGGGTACGACAGAAATTTAGTAAAGAATAATTTTCCCATGTCAATTTTTTTTATTATATTTACTTTAAATAAAAGGTTATACACATATGAATAGATTCAATAGTCTACATGATTTGTTTTTTGACAAATTGTACGAAATCTCTGAATACGGATCAGAGATACATAGTAATGGTAGCACACAGACTGAACTTTTGTTTCAGTCTTTTGTGTTAAATGATCCAACTCGATTATCAATTGATTTTCCATCTAGAAAATTCAACGAAAACTATTCAGTTATGGAGTTCTTGTGGTATTTGTCGCAGAATAAGCGTACTAATAATATTGGTAAGCATGCTGGAATTTGGCTGAAGATCAAGGATAATCAAGATGAAGTTGAATCAAACTATGGCACGTATATATTGGGCGAACAATGGGACTGGATAAAATCAGAATTCAATCGAGACATTGATTCCAGACGATGCACTATTGTAATACATCAGCCGCATCATAAGACAAAAAACAAACAGGATCTTCCATGCACACAATATTTGCAATTCTTTATTCGAAATAATGAATTGCATTTGGGTGTAAATATGCGATCAAACGATGTTATATTTGGATTATGCAATGATGTATACACATTTGCGCTGTTTCAACAACTGATGTTAAATGATCTTCGTGAAATATATCCTGATTTAGAGCTTGGGTCATATTACCATTATGCAGGAAGTCTACATTTGTATGAAGCGCACTACGACATGCGAGACAAGATCTACCATGACAATGTAGACGCATCAACCAAATCAAGTATATTGCATAGACATATTACAACTGATTATATTATTGATAATAAATTGTATATGCCAGTAGATGATATGACAAAGGATGAGATCTTAACATTCACCAAAGAAACAGCAAAAAAACTATTTATATGAAAACAAAATCAATCTTAGCACAAGCTGATGCGATCGTGAATAATCGATCAGACGAAAAAGAGCGCCAATATGGACCATTTAGTGAAGGTATGGACAGAGCAGCAATGATTGCAAGCGGAATGTCTGGTAAATCATTTTCTGGAGAGGATATGTTTATTGTACTTGTTGCATTGAAAATGTCAAGACACTCATATAATTACAGGGAAGATAATCTACTCGACGCTGTAGCATATATCGGTGGATTAGATAACTATATAAAGGAACAACAATGAAAATAAATGTATTAAAGATTGGAGCAAACATAACTGCTGCGAATGGTAGTCTATTGACAGACGAAGTACATGCAGTTATAAAGATGCTACATAGATGTGGTCATGATGTACATTACTATACAATCAAAACTAGGAATTGGGTTGAATTGCCTGAAGCTACGTTTCACGATATAAACGATTTTGATGAATCAGCATACAATGAATATGACGCATTGGTTGTATTAAATGGTAACGTTAATTTCTACGGAGGTTGTGAAACCCGTGGCGACCTAATGACATATTCATTTATAAACAAATCAAGTTGTCCCGTATACTACGTGTTGACTGACTGGTTACTGCCTCTAGCTCAAATGTGGAAAGGTGTAGAAGACAAGCAAGTCAAATACGAATGGAAAAACAAATATACTCAAGATCAAATCGAGATAACTAGAACCGACATTGTCATGATATCGCAGATATACGACATCGATGGATTAAAGGTTATACTTGAAAAACGTGAAATAGAATACGCAGATATTGTGTATTTCCCATTCCATGAATATCTTGTTCACGAATATGAGCCAATACCGATTATACCAATTGAGGATAGAATGCTTGATTTAGTATATGGTGGAACATTTAGAGGTGGACATAGACAGGATAAAATGCTAAAATACTATTTCGGATATGCTGAAACATCGGCTGTACTTATGTTTGGTAATATTAAACATAAACATTTTAATCCAAAACGAGTAGGTGACATGCGTTATCCATCATTTGGAAAGAAGGTTGCACATAGAGATTTCTTTAGTGCATATCAGAAGTCTATAGCTACGGTAACAATTAGTGACAAAAAATATGAGAACGCTGCAATATCGAATCGGACAAATGAGGCGATATTAGGAAACGTTGTATGCTTTATTGATAGGGAATATGATCCCCAAATGAAAATATTTAGGAATGAATTGACTCGCAACTTTTGCTACGTTGACAGTAGAGAAGACGTTGAATCAAGATTAGTATTCTTAAAAAATAATCCGTCTGCATTTGACAAATTAATTCGCGAACAATATGCAGACGTAAAACGCGGATTAGATAAAACTGAATTTGCAGAGACATTTGCAGCAATAATAAAGGAAAGGTTATAATGAAAATATCAAAAGTTAGAGACGTTAAATCCCCAACTAGGGCAAACTCAACAGACGCTGGAATTGATTTCTTCGTCCCAACGGATTTCCATACTGCAACATTACTCGCTGGTGATGCAGTAATGATACCATCAGGAATAATGGTTAATGTGCCGGCTGGATTCGCACTAATAGCATTCAATAAATCTGGAGTAGCAACTAGAAAAAACTTACAAGTTGGTGCATGTGTTGTAGATAGTGGTTATCAAGGTGAAATACATATTCACTTAACCAATGTTGGTCAACAAGTTCAACATATTGAGGCAGGTGATAAGATAGTACAATTTGTTTTATTGCCATTAGGTGATCCAACTGTTGAAATAGTCAAAGAAAATATATTATATTCCGAGTCATCTACACGTGGTACTGGTGGGTTTGGATCAACTGGTGTAAAATAATAAAAATATGAGTTTTAAATTAGCAAGAGTATGTTCAGAGTTCAATAGGGGACTCTGGAAAATACATCAATTTGGCTACGATGCTGAAGGTAAAAATGTAACTAAGGTGAATAACTTTAAGGATTATTTTTACTACGCGGAAGAACATTTGGATGACTTGATTGATTATACTGGATTCGAGATTAGCGATGAACATGTAAAAAGTATATACGATGAACCAGCTAGAAAGATATTCTATACATCCGTAAAGAATGTACGTGCAATATCTAAGTTGCATCCAACTCGAACGTTTGAGGCTGATGTTCAACCTGAATTCAAGTATGTATTAGATAAGAAATTAGAGTGGTCAGACAAACGTCACCTAATGTACTTTGATATTGAAACATGGTATGATCCAAATGACAATTCAGCAAACAGTCCGGAAGTAGCTCGAATGCCAATTACATCGATTCAGATGTACTCAAATATGCATAAGAAATACTATGTATTGTCTTGGCATCCTGAACACACAAAAACATACGATGAGCCAAAATCAGTTGTTGAAGGTAACAAAGTATTCATTTTCACGAAGACTGAACATGAAATGCTACTAACATTCTATAATATGATAGATATGTACAACGTAGACATATTGACAGGATGGTATTCTAGTCAGTATGATTTACCATACATCATAAACAGGTCAAAGAACATTGGTATAGACTACAAGAAACTATCCCCAACAAACTATATTAAAATATATAAGAGTAGGGAATATTGGAAAATATTTATGACTGGGCGTGATCACATCGATATGATGGATGCATTACAGGATCTTGGTTATAATTTACCAAACTGGAAACTTGCAACGGCTGCAAAAGAAATACTAAATGATCCAAGTATAGAAAAATTGACACAATCAACTTGGAAAAATTGGATGGACGACTATTCTGGATTCCTAAAATATGGAATAAGGGATGTTGAAATATTAGTTGAAATAGCCGAAAAGCTAGATATATTTGAACTGTATTATACACTGCAGCAGATTGCAAACTTACCATCCGTTGGATTGGTATTATTCAAATCAATGATTGTCGATAATTATATTCTAAAGGAATTCCACGGAAAAATGGTGTTCCCAACTAGGGTAACCAGTCCACGGCAACCATTTGCTGGTGCAATGGTATTGGATCCAACTAAGCCTGGTGCACATAGGGATGTCGCAGTATTGGATTATACTTCGTTATATCCAACAACAATTATGGCGTTCAATATTAGTCCTGAAACATTCATAGCGTCGAAGCAACAATGTGAAATTGCTGGAATGGATATTGACGAAATAGTTGACCAACTCAAATCGCAGAAAATCGATTATATAGATACTGGCGTAGATGAAAGTATATATGGTGGAAGGTACATATTCTATGGACATAAACACAAACTGGGAATTATACCGTATCTATTAA